TTAAAATATCTAAAAGATGTTGATTGGAATGCGTACGATAAAACATTGACAGCAAATTTTAAAAATTATCGTTCTGATGATCCACCAAAAGAGGAAAAATAATGAATCCGTTTGAATATGCGAATGACTTGATGATAAAGGAAAGTTATGATGTAGATATTGAACAACGAAAAGATTACAAAGAATTTCTTATTAATCGTTCATTATCTTATCAACCAGATTTAATATATGCTGTTAATGAGATAAACAGATATCCTGATGTTGAAAAGAAATTACATTATGATTTTCTTCATAATATTATACCAAAGAAAAAACGATCAAAAAAGTTTTGGATAAAAGGAAAGAAACTCGAAAATATAGAAATTGTTAAAGAATTTTTTAAGTATAGTAATTCAAAAGCTGAAACAGCATTAGATGTTCTTACTGATGGTGATATAGATTATATAAAGAGTAAGTTAAATAAAGGTGGTATGTCCTGATATTATAAATATATATAATGATTTTAACAGTGAATTGAATTGAAAGGAACAGGACAATGACAGATAATATTAAGTGGTCTATGGAAGATATGATTGAAGTGAGATTGAAAGAAGATGATGATTTTTTAAAGGTCAAAGAAACCCTCACACGAATTGGAATAGCTTCTCGAAGAGAAAAAAAGTTATATCAATCCTGCCATATACTTCACAAACAAGGTAAGTATTATATTGTTCATTTTAAAGAGTTGTTTGCCCTTGATGGTAAACCAACTAATCTTTCACAGAATGATATTGAACGAAGAAATACAGTTGTAAATCTTTTACACGAATGGGATTTAGTTGAAATTGTTATTCCGGAAAAAGCCCAACCAACAGTTTCTATCAGACAAATGAAAATTTTACCATTCGCAGAAAAACCAGAATGGGATTTACAAGCTAAATATAGTATTGGTAATGTTGGTATGAGAACTACTAATGAATCTGGTAAATCTACTGAAATAAGTGATGATATTTTTAAATAAATTTGAAGGAGTGTAAATCGTGAATGTAAAAATAATTAAATTAATAAGTGGTGAAGAATTAATCGGTGAATTTGATGAAAAAACTAATACTATTACTAATCCGGTAGTAATGATTCCCGTTAGTGATAAGAGCATTGGTTTTGGTCCGTGGATGGCTTATTCCGAAGATAAATCTTTTATTTTAAAAGAAGAACATATTCAAATTATAGCCATACCGAGCAAAGTCATTACAAATGAATATAGTAAAGCATTCGGGAGTGGTATCGTAATTCCTTAGTAGTTCCTTGACTTTATGAACTTTTTTTGTTATAATATATTATGAGATTTTATACTTATGTTGCCAAAGTTGGAAATAGAATTTATACGCGTGAAATAGATAACAAGGGTGAAACATATTCTGGTTATACTAATTTCAAACCAACCTTATATCTTCCAGCTCCACAAGACAAATCAGATTATAAGAGTTTAGATAATAAACCTCTTGGTTCACATACTTTTGATTCAATCAAAGATTGTCGAAAGTTTGTTGATTCGTATGATGGTACTGTAAATTATTCTATTCTCGGTAATCGTAATTATGTTTCTCAATATATCACGGAAACATATCCCAACCTCCAATGGGATTTTTCTAAAATCAAAATATATAATATTGATATAGAAACCTCCATTGATAATGGTTTCCCTGATATTCGTACTGCCAATTCAGCAATAACCTCACTTACAATTTATTGTAGTATTGAAAAAACATATTTTGTATTTGGTACTGGTGATTATATACCGGACCAAGCTGATAAGTTTATAAGTTATTTTAAATGTGATGACGAACATGAAATGATGGAAGTATTTTTGGATTGGTGGAAAAATAATATTCCAGATATTATTACAGGATGGAATTGTAAGTTTTTTGATATTCCATATATCGTTAATAGACTAGAAAGATTAGGTCTTGAATCTAAACTTTTATCACCAATAAAAAATCTATATGAAAAGAATATAATAATAGCAGGACAAGAAAATCAAACTTATTTAATTACAGGTATCTCTATCTTAGATTATCTTGATTTGTATAAAAAGTATACCTATAAAGTTAGAGAATCATATCGGTTAGATTATATTGGTAAAGTAGAATTAAATCTTAGAAAAGATCAAGATGAAATACCAGGTTATGAATTGTATAAAACAGATTATCAAAGTTTTATTAACTACAATATTCGTGATGTAGAAATTGTAAAGAAACTTGATGATAAGATGAAGCTATTGAACTTGGTAATTACAACGGCATATGATTCTGGTATTAACTTTGAAGATGTATTTTCTCCTGTTAAGACTTGGGAATCTATTATATACAGATTTCTTAAAGAAAAGAATATAGCTGTTCCAGTAAAATCTAAAGATAGTAAACCAAGAACAATTGAAGGTGGATATGTTAAAGACCCTCATATTGGTATACATAATTGGGTTGTAAGTTTTGATTTAAATTCTTTGTATCCACATTTAATTCAACAATACAATATAAGTCCTGAAACTTTATACGAAGATGTTGTATGTGCTGATTCTAAAAATATTGGTGTGAAAGGATTATTAGAACAAAAGTTAGATACAGATTATCTTAAAATAAAGAACATAACATTAACTCCTAACGGTGTTCATTTTAAAACAGATGTACAAGGATTTTTTCCTCAATTAATGAACAAAATGTATAGTGATAGAGTAATTTATAAAAAGAAGATGTTAGAAGAACAACAAAAACTGGAAAGTGGTGATTTTAAAAATAAACAAGAAATAATTAATAATATAGCAAAGTATAATAATATTCAAATGTCGAAAAAGATATTATTAAATAGTGCCTATGGTGCTTTAGCAAATCAATATTTTCTTTATTATTCACCAGAACAGGCTGAAGCTATTACTATGTCGGGTCAATTGTCTATACGATGGATTGAAAAACATATAAATATGTACATTAATAAATTATTAAATACAGAGAATATTGATTATGTTATTGCCATTGACACGGATAGCATTTATGTTACATTTAATAAATTGGTTGATAAGGTGTTTCCGAAGGGAACAACAACTTCTAAGATTGTCACCTTCCTGGATACGATCTGTAAAGATAAAATTAAACCTTCTATTGATGCGTCTTATCAGGTTCTTCATTCGTATATAAATGGTTATGAACAGAAAATGTTTATGGAACGTGAGGTAATTGCTGATAAGGGTATCTGGACAGCAAAGAAACGATACATTCTTAATGTTTATAATAATGAGGGTGTATCGTATAAAAAACCAAAGTTAAAGATAATGGGTCTTGAAAGTGTTCGTAGTTCAACACCAGAATGGTGTCGTGATAACTTACAGTCATTAATTAAAACTATTATTACTACAGATGAAAAAACAGTTATAAAAAGTATTGATGAATATCGTAATGTATTTAAGAAATTAAGTTTTATTGATATAGCATTTCCGAGGTCTGTTCGTGGCCTTGATAAGTATAAGTCTTCAAAAGATATTTATATGAAGGCTACTCCTATTCATGTAAGAGGCGTTCTACTTTACAATCATTTCTTAAAAGAATTAAAACTCACAAACAAATATGAATTAATTCGTGATGGAGACAAGATTAAATTTGCATATCTTAAAGAACCAAATAGAATTGGTGAGAATGTTATTGCTATTTTATCCGTACTACCGAAAGAATTTAAATTAGAAAAATATATAGATTACGATTTACAATTTGATAAATCATTTCTTCAACCCGTTAAGAATATCTTAAATGCTATTGGGTGGAAAAGTGAAAATGTTGGAAGTTTAGAATCATTTTTTTGAGGAGTGAGTATGTGGATATATAAATGTGATACTGGTGTATATACTGAAGATAATGTATTAAAATTATTCATTACAATTATTTCACATCGGTTTTCTCATTTTTTAAAAGGTGAAGGATTTGTTGATTAATATAAGGAGGTAAATAATGGCAGTTAAAGATTTTATTAAACACTTAATAAAGGAGTCACAAAATGATATGGCTACGGTTGTATCCTCTGGGATTGTTGGGGATTGTTCTACTTTTGTGGATACTGGATCATTTAGTTTAAATGCATTAACTTCTGGTTCAATGTATGGTGGTGTACCATCAAATAAGATTACTTGTTTTGCTGGTTCAGAAGCTGTCGGTAAAACTTTTATAACTTTGAGTATTGCTAAGAATTTTCTTGACCAGGATAAGAAAAATCTTGTAATTTATTTTGAGAGTGAAGGTGCATTGACAAAAGATATGATTGAAGAACGAGGTTTAGATATTGATAGAATAGGATTATTCCCTGTTGCCACAGTAGAGGAGTTTAGAACTCAATGTGTTCGTATCATTGAGAATAGTGGTAAGAATGAAGGTAAGATGATGATATTTTTAGATTCATTAGGCAATCTTTCTACTATGAAAGAAATGGGTGATGTTGCAGGTGGTTCCGACAAACGAGATATGACACGAGCACCAATGATTCGTGGAACATTTCGTACACTTTCATTGATGCTATCAAAACATAATATTCCTTTGATAATTACTAATCACACCTACGATGCTATTGGTAGTATGTTTCCGAAGAAAGAAATTTCTGGTGGTGGTGGAATCAAGTATGCAGCTTCAACAATTGTTACATTAGCAAGAAGAAAACATAAAGATGGAACAAATGTTATTGGTAATATCATCAAAGCTAAATTGGTTAAAGGTCGTATGACCAAAGAAGAATCAGTTATTGAAATGATGTTAGATTATGAAAAGGGTTTAGACAAGTATTATGGTTTGGTTACTATTGCTGAAAAGTATGGTATTTTCAAAAAAGTGTCTACACGATTTGAAACACCATCTGGGAAAGCATTTGAAAAAACTATTGTCAATGACCCAGAGAAGTATTTTACTGAAGATGTAATGAAACAACTTGAGGAAGCTGTATTTAAGGAGTTTAATTATGGTAGTAAACAAAAATAAGACTTTTAATGCATGGTTAACATATCAAGCATTATATGCCCATTTTACTAATAGTCGAAAAGGAGGATATGATTATTTTAAATATAATGGGAAGTTAAATATGAATGAAGCTTCTATGGAAAAACAATTTGCTAAATTAGCTAATAAAAGAGGGGGATGGTCAGTACACAGAGCAATGTTTACAACTCTTGGAAAAATCTTCATAAATAAAGAGGATATGTTATTTTTCTTTCTTTCACAATTTACTAATGATATAACATATCCAGATAGATTTGATAGTGATTTGTATGATGAATATAAAGAAAGAATGAATAATTTTCATTTTTATTTAAAACGTGATACAGAAGAAATTATTAAATATATGAAAGAGTATGATAAAACATTTGATGAAATGTTTATCGCAGAGAAAGTCAATCATCCTCCAATATTAAAACTTGGTTTATCTAAAACAATATCATTAGAAACATTTACTACACTTGATATTATGTTAGATTTTCTTACACCGATGGAAAAAAAACTGATTGATCCAGCTTCTAAAGATTTTATTAACTTAGTAAGAAATTACAAACCATTTTTAGCTATTGATGTTAAAAAAGAAAAGAAAATTATAATGGATGTTTTGACAAAAGGATAATATGAGAACTGAAAATTTAATATTGGAGAATTTAATATATAATGGACATTATTCTAGTATTATTGGTATCTTCTTAAAACCAGAATATTTTAAAGATAATACTGAAAAGATAATCTTTACTGAAATACAAAAACATATTTCTGAATATAATAAGCCACCTACTGTAGAATCATTATCTGTAAAGTTATCAAATAGAAATGATTTGAATGAAACAACATTTAAAAGTTGTGAAGAACTTTTAAAAACATATAAGAAAAAAATAGATGATGAAGAGTGGTTAATTAAAGAAACAGAGAAATGGGCAAAAGACCAAGCTGTTTATAATGGGATAGTATCCAGTATTTCTATTTTGGAAGGTAAAGAAAAGAATATATCAAAAGATGCTATACCAGAAATTCTTACAGAAGCACTTGCTATTTCATTAGACCAAAGTGTAGGACATAATTATATAGAGGATGGTGAAGATCGTTGGGAATTTTATCACAAGAA